AGATACATCTATTGCAGAATCTTCTCCCCAATCTTCTCCATTAATTATATCGTAAAATTTTGTATCTATATTATCCAACTGGTCCTCCTGGAACTGGTCCTCCTGGAACTGGTCCTCCTGGAACTGACGGTTGCTGTCCCATAGCTCCCAGTACTTGGTCTATTGATACTGGAGAACTTCCTAGGCCTAAGCCTCCACCTTGTTGAGCTTGTTGTAACATTGCTAATTCTTCTGGTAACATCTCTGGTTCCTCTGCTGTAAAGTACTTATCTAAAATCTCTGTCATTTTTTGGGGATTCTTTCTTATTTCAATAGCTGCCATTAATGCTTTAGGGTCTCCCTCTATAGCTTTCTGCATCAGCGATTCAAATAAGACATCCTCTGCTTTATCTGCACTTATTCTCTGTTGTATTTTTGTTATGTTATCTAATCCATCAAGATTCTCTTGAAGAGTTTGAGTGTCTATAATACCTTGTTGAAGTAATTGCAAACCAGTTATAACTTTTTGTGGTTCATCAAACCCTGCCATAACACCATAGACTCTTCTAGTCTTATACATTTCGTTTATATCTACACTTGGAGTATAGCTTTCTTTATATGCAGTTCCTCTATGCAAACCTGCAATAGGCCTTCTGAAATCTCCATACATAATCTCATCATATTCCAACCTCTTAGCATCTATTTCTTGTAAAGCATCTTTAAGAATTGTTTGATACTCTCTTACATGCAGAGATGCAGATGTGCCTAGTTCTTCCAGACCTCTTCCAGTAACAAATGAATTTGGCGATTGTCCATCATCAGATACTGGATATGCTGAACCAAGTCGTAGATGTCTTTCTAATCTATCTACTTGTTGGAATAATTGATATGGGAGATTGTTAACTGGTTTACTTACTTGAGAACCAGGAGATAAGTAGTTTACTGCGAATCTACCCTTTCTGTATTTACCTGATTCTATTTCACCAATAATATTGGTTTCTGTAAACACAGCATCTTCCATAGCGATAGTTCCAAGAATATTAATCTTTGCCATATTTGCCATTAGTCCTATAACATGTTGAAACTGACTTTGCATTTGGTCAAAAGTAAATCGTTTTGCAATAACAAAACAAGGCCCACTCCTTAGAACATTAGGCATAAAATCAATTATCTTCTTTGGGCCTGGTAGATAAACATAAGTTCCTTCTTTGTCGTAGTATTCACATACAACTACACCTGAACCGTTTGAATTAGACCAACTTCGATTTTCTGTACTTCCCCACAAAGATGTTGACACTCCAGATTCTGAATCCTCATCATCCTGAAGTGCAGCTTGAGCATTTGGATATTGTTTAAATAATGTAGATTTAGGAATCCTACTAATAATAGCCAACTCTTCTGGTTGTTGGTCGTTACCAAAATATCCTGGAAAACATGAAAATGGGTCTCTTAATTTAGCACAAGGATATGGATTACCTTCTTTGTCTTGCTTGTATCCTATAACCCAAACTACGAAACCATAACCTGGCAACCATCTACCAACTTGTGGTAATTGTAAACTTAGTTTCTGGTGTTCATCATAAGCTATAACAATTCTCTCTAGTTTTTCAGCTTTCTTTTTAGCTCTTTCTGAATCTTTTTCATTAACAATATCAACTTTTAAATCTGGGCTTCTTCCAAGTTTTTGTGCAAATCTTTCAAGTGCAGATAAAAACATATTAGGTGCAGGAAGTTCATGGAAATCAATTCCTTGATTACCTAACAATGCTTGTACTGCTGCTTCTCCACCGTTTAAAATATCTCTAATTCTAGCTCTGTCTATGTGTTGTTCTGCGTTGAAAGCTCTAAGATAGTCTATTCTTTTATAAAGTTCGTCTGAATTATAAGGCATTTATCTCCATATATCTAAGTCTATTGTAGTCGACTCGTACCCAGTAAAGCTAGGATTAAAGTCAGTACCAATTTCTGATAATCGTTCTTTTTGCATTCTTCTAATTGCTCTCATTGGAAACCAACTAGCCATTGCAATGTCAGTCTTTGTACCCACACTTTTGCTTTTACTTCTAGCAGAAGAGAAATACACTAACTGACTTGTATATAAGTTTACCTTTTCTTGGGCTTCATATCCTAGATATGGTAAAGAAATTTTTTGTTCTTGAAACATAGGTCTCATAGCTGTTACTCCAAAAATAGGGTCAAATTTATTTGAGTATGTTTCGTGACCTTCTAAGAATACTCCGTGTTGAGATGCGAATTGTCTAATGCTTTCATCTTGTCTAATTGCTTTCTGAAATCCATTCTCTTCAATAACCCAATGAGAACAATTATATTTCTTCCACCATTCTTTAATAATATCTAATGCTTGTGGAATACCACCACCTAAATGGTTATTCATATCAATCATATACAGTTTTCCATCTGCATTATCATATCCCCATAAGAAACAGGCCTGATAACCAGTAGATGCAGGGTCAAGTCCTGCAATGAGTCTTACTCCTCTAGGTACATGCCCTATATCTCTCTTCTGGTCTCTACATGCTTCAATCTCTTCTCTATCAAATAGAGTCATTCCATCTGGCATTGCTACATTTAAATAAACCATTTCATAAATTGCTCTACCTCCTGTAGTTTCTGCTGCTCTCTTTCTATCCATTAACCATTTGTATGTTCTTTTAGAACTCCAAAGCATACAATCTTTATGTAAATTCTCATCCCAGTCAGATTCATTACATGCTGTATCATGTGCCTCTTCTACAGTTGTAGTCCACGATTCATTTTCTAATAAATGGCTATATAAATCATCCCAGTGTTGTCTTGAACCTATAACAACTATTGCCGTATGTTCCTCTTTTCTTGAAGACAAAGTTGTAGTCCACCAGTTTCTTGTGTTGTCTCTTGAAGAAGGTTGCATAGTAGAGCTGTGGTCTTCAATGTCATCACAGATAATAATGTCGCAATCTCTTGAAAGAATCTTTCCACCTCTTCCAAGCCCAACCATTGTAGGGCTTTTAATACCAGTAACAGTACGAGTAGCAACAGTAAATCCATTTTGCGACCAGGTCTTTCCAGTCCTAGAACTCGGTTTAAAACCTCTACCAGGTCCACAAATTTCTTCGACAAGTAATTCATTGTTTTCTAATTGGTCAAGTATTGAACCAATAGCATTCTTTGCTATCTCTTCATTACCACCTACCCAAAGTATTCTAACATTAGGGTTCTTACAAATTAACCATATTGCGAAATGAATTAACAAGTCTGTCTTGCCATGTCGAGGAGGAGATAGTATCATCTGCTGTCCTCCATTTTCTATAGCAGATAATATTGATTGAATCCACTTAATATGAAAATCTGGTGTCTCGTATGGTATTCCTTGTTCTGTCTGAAAATATCTCTCTCTAAACTTAGAGAAGTCTTCTAATGATTTTTCTGCTACTTGAGGTAAGTTCCAATTCTTTTTTGCTATATCAATTTGGGTGTCTTCAAGATAAGCCTGGAAGGCCATAGAGACAGCACCTGGGGTAGTTTCTAAAACAGTAGCGACTTCAGAAATTGTATTTTTTTTCTCAAGTATCTCTTTAGCAAGACCTGATTCAACAATATCACTGTAAACTTTTCCACGCCTCGAACTGACATTCTTTTTCTCACTAGGTATTTCAAGAACATCATCTTCCTGCTTCCACTCTAATCCTGTCTTCTTGGCTCGTTTTTTCTGCATAGCAATCCTATTGCTACACCTATCACTACAAAATTTGCTTCTACTTTTTGGTAGAGGCCTATGGCAACCTGCTGCGTAACAGAGTTTATTCTTTGTAACCACCTGCTTGTTTCTTTCTATATTGTTTGCATTTCTTATTAGTACACATGAGTATACCATCTTTTTCTACTACAAGTTCGTTAACGCACCCTGGACAGGGTACAGCGAAGGTTACTATTTCTTCGTCTTTCTCTTAGACGAATATCTTTTTTTCTTTCCACTTTTTGTATACGGCATTTATGCTCCTATATAAATTTTGTCTCACTGGCATATTACCATCAACTTGAGAGCCGAAGGCTCAAAAAATTATTTATTGTACCTATGATTTGGACTCTTTATTATTCCCCAACCTTTTTGAACTCCTCTAGCTGCTCCCATGATTGGTTTATATATGCCATGATATGAAATTTTATTTGAAGCGAGGGTCAACTTTTCATGCCCCTTACCTGCTGCCTTGGCTCCTTGTTTTGCAGTTTTTTGTACTGCACTTGATAATGGGGAACCTGTAGGTCTAGTACTTCTGTCGCTGTTACCTGCTGCCTGTACACGGTGCAATGCAGAAGATGCTTGTTGTCTCTTCTTCTGAATTTGCTCTTTAGTGTATACTTTTTTTGACATACTGGTATCTTAACAGAAGAATCCTACCAGGTGCTTAAAAAAAATTTTATATTATTTAAGGAACTCCTAGATAAGTTAAAACCCTGTATTGCTACAGGGCCTCAACAATGTCTCTTTGAAAACTTCACTCCTATAACAATCTCCCAAGATTGCTCCTCGAAGTGAGATAGTGATAATTGCTTATCTCTACCTTGGGAATCTTCTTAGAAACTAACAAAGAAAAAAGGAGATTCAAACTTGTGAAAGGTTGAATAACCTTCTTTTAGTATACCATACTTTAAATTAATGCAAGTTAAAAGAGGGGAGTTATCCTTTTGAAAATTACCAGTAGGCGAAAGGAGGAAACTCCTACCTTAAAAGATAACTCCCTATGGAAATCATAACATTTAAAGTTAAAGTATGATATAGTTTAAGTTAATAAATAAAGTATGCCAGTAAGGTGTTACAGGTGAAGAGGGCATCAGGAGCACAAAAGGTTAGAATCGGTAATACGATACAGTAGGAACACACACTAACTACCCGAGGACACTTGAAAAGATACTTTCAAACTTTCTTTTAGGGATTCCCCCCTATGGAGCCTGTTATGCTTGAAAGTACCTGGGAGAGCTTACATAAATAAAGAATATACGCATAAAAAGGTACCACTACATATAGTATACCTATCTAATTAGTACCTATTTAACAGCATATTCTAAGGGGATTAACTATAATAATAAGACCCCTGTCGATTTAACCCCCCCACAACATATGGTAGGTATAAACTGCACATACAACATATAGTATGTATCAAATGGCACACTATATATAGTAGGTGCGTGAATCTATAGAACATTTGTTCGGGTAAAGGGGTACCCTGTTTTAATATTCTCCAGTATGGGTGATATGGATTAGACATATTCAACATTCATTGGGTTTCACTCTGAGCCCTGCATAGAGCCATTCTAAGAGGTACTCACCCCATGTCGTGTGTTGTATACAGTAAATAAATAACCCTCCTCTAATGAGCTGTGAGCCCCTAATAAAATAATAATAAATTAATTTACCCCAGTATCTATAGGCTTTAAGGAAAGAACCCCAATGATTAAAGGGTTAATTATCTGTGTGTAGTACTTGACATTAATAAACAATTGTGGTTTACTGGTTCCAATGCTATCACTAGCCAACTGGAAACAGCTCTGAAGACTAGACGCAGAACCCAAAAGGGTAGAGCAAATGCAAACCCTTTAGCAGTGAGATTAGGGAACTACTCACAATTTTTTCTCGAAAGAGATTCATAAAATTTGTGAGTCTCTTAGGAGGAAAAACAAATGGATATAAGACCAATACAGAATTTTATTCTTGATGGAATCAAAGAAATTGATGATAATGAGGAATTAAGAATCGTATGGAAAGCCATGAAAAAACAATGGGATAAAAACGCACAAAGAGAAGTTGAAACTTTTTCTAAAGGTGAATCAGTTCAAGTTGAGTTTAAGGGTGGGGAATTATATAAAGCTGAAGTTATCAAATCTAATAAGAAAACTGTCAAAGTCCAATTATTAGATTATGAAGCACGCCTTATAAATGTTCACCCTAAATGGTTACATAGAAATTAAATAGCTAGAGCCAACTTTTCGGAGTTGGCTTTATGGTATTTATATAAATAACAAAGGAGAAAAAAATGAATATAAAAAATGAGCAAGTTGCTTACAAACTTATTCAAGCAGAAAGAAGAATACGAGCCGAAGAAAATTGGAAAAAAGAACTAGGGTTGCCTCATAAAAACAATGAAGAAATTTTAGGAATTATTTCTATTCGGAAAGAGCAACTCGAAGAAATTTGGGATACTTTTAAAGGTTAATTTCGTAGAGGATTCTCCAACAGGGACGGAGTAGAATCCTCAACGAAATTCACACAAGTGGATTTTAAATAAGGAGAAAAAAAATGAGAACAAAAACCAATTCTACTGGTTCTAAATCAAGAGACATTCAGATAATTGGAGGGTGGAATCAAGCAACTTTATTATATTCGTACGACACAGTTGTTGGATACCGTGCAGAAATTGACGGCAAAGTAAAAACCGTTCTAGCTCAAAATTGTTGGAGCATTACAACTGCGAAACATCTTTCAGATTATAGGGATGAATTTGGATTAGAAAAAGGAGACTGTTTTAATTATGGAGCGTTCAAGAAACGAGCCAAAATTGACGGAGTTGATGTTTTATAATTTCATAGAGGATATTTTAACGAGTATCCTCAATGAAGTTATTAAAAGATAATTTCAAAAACAAAGGAGAAAAGATAGTGATAATAGAAGTAGAAAAAAAAGAAGTTTATGGGCGAGAATTATTTTACCCTGTTAATTCTATAGCCAGAGAGTTGTGCATATTTAAAAATTCTAAGACCTTAAGGGGACAAGAGTTAAAAAGGTTTCAAAGAATTGGCTTTAAGGTAAGCCTAGTTCAGCAAAAAATAGATTTCTAAAATTGTAGCTAGTACACAGGTCACAGTACGAGCGGTGACCTGAGTACTACTTATAGAAGTAGTGCTAACAAAGGAGAAAAAAATGAAAGCTGATTTACCAGTTGGAGTTTGGGGAGTAGAAACTACATATATCGTTATGTGGAAAGATTGGAAAGAAACCAAAAAAGGTTTTTACCAAAAAAAGAGATACAAGTACTTCACAGATTGGGAGAAAGCAAGAGCTTTCGCAGATGAAAATCGAAGCTGTACTTTATATGAAACTAAAATACATTATGAGTAATACAAAGTAATTAGACTAGTGCCTTCTGAAATGGAAATGGAAGGCACAAGTCTACTTATAAAAGTAAGTAGAAGAAAAAGGAGAAAAAAAATGAAAGACAAAAAAGATATCAAATGGCTTTGCACTGATGTTATAACAGATAAAAAACCTGTAGATGAAAGCAAGTACACGCTATCAGAAATGAATGCGTTAGAATGGCTATCAAAAGCAGGTGACTTATGTTTGAAAATGTTAGAGAAGCAAGGATTTGATATTCAAAGTTATATTGGAAATGGAATTGAATTTACAATTTCAAATACTCGTGGATTAAAAACTGTTAGAAATAACAATTTAGGAAACGCAGTAGGAATTTGTTTTCCGACTGTTCACTCGGAGGGAAAACAAAGAAGAATTGAAATTGATAGAGAAAATTCTAACACTTGGGAGACACTTGACACGATAGCCCATGAGATAACTCATGCTATCTTAGATGAGAAAATTGAGAAGCCTCACGGCAGAGAATTTTCTTCTATAGTCAAGAGTGTTTTTAAGTTGGGAGGTACACCAAAAAGTACACAACCAACTTATTCTATGGTTAAGTTGTTTGAACAGTTTATAGCTAAAAATGGATTATATCCTCATATAGCTTATAAACCTACTAGGAAAAAACAGACTACTAGAAATATTAAAGTTGCATGTCTTAATCTTCAATGTGGAGGAGCTACCAAAAGTAGCTTAAAACAAGATAGAGGAGCGATTTTTAGAATCTCTTCTGCTTCTGTTGAGAAAGCACAAGACAATGGAGATAAAATTACATGCCCAATATGTCAAGGTGATTGTGAAGTAGGCGATTTAGTCTATGGAAATTATCAAGGCACTGTGTAAATAACATAGAGTACCTATGCAAATGGGTACTCAATGCTATTTATAGCAAAAAAATAAAGGAGGTATCTGTGGAAAAAATAGATATAACTAAGTATAACTTCGAGGAAGTGTTTAAGGTTCGATTTGTAGTCGAAGCAAAGACATACTCCGAAGCATACAAAAAGTACAGCGATATGTTCGATAAGAATATATCACTGGGGTATGACAAGTGGAAGAATGTTGAAGACATAGAATTTGTTGGAGGAAGATTTCATGTTGATACTAAAAACGGAGAAACTCTTGATACGAACTTCATTGACAAAAAATGGGGTGGAATCGAAGAAGAAGAGTAGACTTTATAGACGGTTTGTTTGAACGAGCCGTCAATAAATTCTATAAAAAAATAGAATTTGACTTGCATTGATTTTAGATTAGTGTATAGTTATGTTAACAAAAGAATAAAGGAGACTTAATAGGTGATTCATGAGAGGTCGTAAAGATTTTCATAGTATCGTAAAAGAAACTACCTGACTATATATTAGAGAGATTAGAAACTATCCAATTGGCACTAGCTCTAGTCGTCACTAATTGATGTTCCATAGTAACTTATCGAAACTACCTGCAATCAGACCAATCTTCAAACGAGGAAGTTGCAACTAAATCGAATGAGTTACCTATTAAGTCTCCTACGAGAGAGCTTTATAGGACATATTAATTAGGTCTGAAAAGGGAGTACTTGGGGTTTTGATACCCTACTTGTTAAGAAGTGAAAGAGGAAACTGAAGTAATACACGCTGATTATTAACTATATAGATTGAGAATGAAATATAGGTGTGAATAATTAAAAACTTAACTAGCGAAAAAATAATAGTATGTTCTACAAAGTTCTCTTAAAGTGTACTGTCTAACCGAGAATACACGGTAGTTAGTATTCAAGTTATAGGTTCTCTTATATCGATAAAAAGAACAAGAGTAGGTGAGAGTAACCTTTTGAGACTTATGACTTGAATAGTAACTATGTTTATAACGAACAGTTAGTTACTAAAGCTACTTGCATTGTTTGAACAAGCGATTGTTCATTCCTGATGTGGGGTAATGCAGGTAGCATGAAGTCTGTTGGGGTTTCTCACTTGGAAACGAGTGACGGTTTTTCATTGACCGACCTCCTTTAACAATAGACTTCAAGCTATCTATGTAAGTTATAAAGGTTGGAAGTCTAGTGCAGAAATGTTAGCTAGATAGAAAAAACTACTATAAACAGATTAGTTCCAGTGTAGTTCACTTACAGTAGG